AGCAGCGCAAGTTGGTAGTAAAGGAACTGCTATAGCAATTTTAATAAAAAGAGGTCATCTAAAAGCAGATGGAAAAACATTTACTGCTGAAGGGTTAAAAAGAAATTCAATGACTGCATCTGAGAGAGCAAAAGACAGGGCGGCTAAAAGAACAGGGAAATCAGTAAATGATTTCAAATACAATCCAAAAACAAATTCTGTAAAAACAATAAGATAATTTTGTTTAACTTTGTGAAAAAATAAAATCAAATGGGAAAGACTAAAGGAATGGGTGATGTTATTGAAAAGATAACAACAGCAACAGGAATTAAAAAAGTAGTAGATACTGTTTCAAAAGTAACAGGGAAAGATTGCGGATGTGCTAAAAGAAAAGAAGCGTTAAACAATCCTAACCTACTTGTAAATAAAATGTTTAACAATAAAAAATAAAAAAATGAAAAAAGAAAATAAAAATTCAGTGTCTATTACAGTTAAGTCAAATAAAAAAGGAGCAGGTCCTAAAATTGCAGATAAAATGATGGTTATAGCTAAGAAAAATATTAAAAAAAAATAAATTATGCCAAATTTAAAACTTCAGGTAAGTAGAGGGTTAAATGTTATACCTTCAATAAATACAAATATCCCAATGCCTAATGTTATTGCAAATAGTTTCTCAACAGCTATTGTTGCAAATAAACTTGTAGACTCAACAAAGAATTTTTCTAGTAGCGGAGTAAATCCATTAAATATTCAAGTTGGAGATATTGTATATAACTACAGTTCATCACCATTGTCTGCAGCAATGGTTACAAAAGTAGACAGTGCTACACAGTTAACTTTAAATGCAGATATATTTACAACAATAGGGAGTACTTACACATTATATTCAGGCACAAATATACCCGGTACAATTGAACCATGTGTATTATATGTTGGCTCAGGTGGCGATTTAGATATCACTACTGCAGGTGGTGATGAGGTGTATTTAACTAATATTCCTTCAGGGTCTTTTATTCCAATTCAAGTAATAAGAGTAAGTGATTCTTCAAGCGCTCAGAATATTCTAGCCCTTTGGTAGATGATACAAATAGGCATAAATATAGCAGTAAAAGGAGCAGCAGTATCAGGCGGTACACCTATACCTGCACCTGTTAATACTGTACCGCCTGAGATTACAGGAACTGCTGTAGTAGGCAATCAATTATATGTTTGGCTTGGAAGTTGGGCAAATAGTCCTACTAGTTATGATTACCAATGGAAGCGAGGAGCTACTAACATAGGACCTAATAATGCTTATTATACTTTAGTGAATGCTGATGCAGGTCAATCTATTACCTGTGTAGTGACAGCTACAAATGCAGGAGGCTCAACACCTGCTACATCTAATGCTGTTCAAATACAAAATTTCTTTACTACAGAATGGACTACTACATCTAATGGTGAACTTATTACTTTACCTTATACCAATCTAGGTACTTACTCAGGTACTATAGATTGGGGAGATGGGAATACAGCTCCAAATATTTACGCTAATAGATCACATATTTATGCAACAGCAGGGATATATCAAGTAGTAATAGATGGGGATGTTGTTGAATGGAATTTTGGTTCTACATTTTCAGGGTACAATATCACCTCAGTAGTAAATTGGGGGCAACTACAGTTATTAGATAATAGTTATGGAGGTTATTTTTCAGACTGTCCTAACTTAGACCTATCCTCAGTATCTGATGTTCTTGACTTGACAGGGATTACAAGTTTATATTATATGTTTGGAGGTTGCACATCTCTTACTAGCATCAATAGAATTGATGAGTGGGACACTTCAGGTGTTACAAATATGAATGCTATGTTCCAATTTTGCGACCAAATTAAATTCAATATAGGGACTTGGAATGTATCTAATGTTTTAGATTTCTCAGACTTTATGGATTCGGCTACACCTACATTCTCTACTACTAACTTAGATGCTATCTACAATGGATGGGTTAATTTTCCGTTACAGCCTAGTTTAAGTATATCTTTTGGCACAGCACAATACACAGCAGCATCAGCAGCAAATAGAGCATCATTAGTGAGTATGGCATATAATTGGACAATAATAGACGGAGGAATAATATGAGATACTTTATAGTTTACAATAATGACAAATTAGTATTCCATCATGGAATGCTAACTGAAAAACAATTCTTATCTACAGGACTTGACAACACATTTATTACTGAAGACAAACAAGAGTTTATTGATAAGTTAAAAGATGACTTTAATACTGAAATCAAAAAAAATAAATAGATGAAAAGTAATTATTTAGCAAGTCTATATTTTATATCGGGTTATATAACTTCGATGTTTATGATGTTTCAAGGTCAAGAGCACTACATTGTTTTTGGTGGAGTAACATTATTTTTTTATTTAACTTTTAGCTTAACTGAAGCTCTTGAAGAACTAGACTTATGAAAACACAACTATCCCTACTATTAATATCTATACAATCAGAACTATTGACACTTATCTCCATATGCTTTGCATTCTTTATACCAATAAGTGGTATATTAATAATGATAGGAGTACTAATAGCTATTGATACTTTTACGGGAATATGGAAAGCTAATAAATTAGAAGATAAAATTACTAGTAGAAAGTTGTCAGCTATTATAAGCAAGTTAGCGCTCTATGAGGTAACGGTTATAATGTTCTTTCTTATTGATAGATTTATTCTTAATGATATTATTTTGACATTCTTTAGTGTACCATTTATGCTCACTAAAGTAGTAGCATTGGTATTGGCAAGTATAGAAGTGATGTCTATCAATGAGAACTACAAAGTAGTAAAAGGAATAGACCTATGGCAGTCAATGAAGTTATTGTTTGCAAGAGCAAAGGATATCAAAGACGATATAAACAAAATCAAATGACAACTCAACAGGCAACAAAAAAATATGGTACTGCTAATATCACGGGAGCAGGTTACTTAGTAAAAATTAAGCTGCCTTATCCAATGAGAATAGCTTGGGACTTAGACAGCTCAGTTAATTCTATGATGTGTCATAAATTAGTAGCTGATAATTTTACAGCGGTATTCAATGAACTACTATCTGTATATGGATATGATAAGATTAAGGAGTTGGGAATAGATTTATTTGGTGGTTGTTTTAACTACAGGAAGATGAGAGGTGGTAATGCTTTGTCTATGCACTCATGGGGTATAGCAATAGACTTAGACCCTGCAAGAAACTTACTTAAGGAGTCATCAAAGACTGCAAGATTTGCAAGACCTGAATACAAAGCAATGATAGATATTTTTTACAAGCATGGGTTTATATCTTTGGGTCGTGAAAAGAATTATGATTGGATGCACTTTGAAATAAAAGAATAATGGCTAAGATAAAATTAGAGATAACAAAAAAGGTTAAACCTAAAGTTAAGCGTACAAACGTACACGCAAAAAGTAAAACTTCTAAATTGAAGTCAAGTAAAAATTACAAGAAAACTTATTCAAGACAAGGGAAATGAGAAATTTTTTAGCCGGCACAAAAACAGGAAAGTCAAAGACAGCGAAGTATTACCAAGAGCATCCTGAAGCAAGAAAAAAGAAGGTGAAGTATGACATGAAGTATCATGACACCGAAGAGCGTAGGAAATACCGAAGAGACTTAGAGCGTACTAATAGAAAAAATGGTACAAGTGGAAACCACGATGGTATCGACAATGCGCATGTTTCTAAAAACAAAACAGTACCTCAATCGCAATCTAAAAATAGAAGTGATAAGTCACATAATTTCTTTAAAAAATAAAACATGTTTAGAGTATTTACATTATTATTTATATTGTATGGTTGCTCTGCGCAATACCATTTAAACAAAGCCATTAAGAAAGGCTATACCTGTGAACAAACAGGAGATACCATAAGAATAACAACATTAGACAGCATACCTGTTATTATTAATGACACTATAGTATGGGAGAAGTTTATAACTACTAAGGATACTATTATTAAGTACAATACTGTTTATGTTCCTAAGACTAGACAGGAGAAGAGAATAGAGTATAAGTTAAAAATTAAAACTATATATAAAGACAGAATAGTTGAGAAGGCTCAAGCTAAGGCGGAAGGTAAAAAAAGTCAACCAAAAAGGAATTTCTTTTGGCTTGGAGTTTTAGTAGGGGTATTAATTTCCTTACTTTGGAAAATATTTATTAAAAAAGTATTACATTTGTAACTAACTTAAATTAAACAAAATGAAAAAAGTAGAAAACAATGATATCCAAGATATTATATTTGCAA